GTATAAATTTCAATAATTATGACAAGTAAAATAAAAGTAGATAACATAGCAAACCAAAGTGATTCAAACATTGTTAATAAATGTTCGACAACAATTACAGTTGGAACAGGAAGTGACACAACAAATGTTCCTGGAGCTGCTGTAGTTACAGGTAATGTAACTGGAGCAAATGTAATTGCTTCAAGCAACGTGGTCAAATCAAATGCGTATCAAGCGTCTGATGCTGGAAATATTATAAGTCAATCAGGCACAACAATAACTATCGGTGCCTCTGGTGATACTGTATCTCTTGCAAGTGGAGCATCACAATCAGGATTTGGTAGAGCAGGTTCTGTAGATTGGCAAACAGGTTCAATTAAAACAGCAGATTTTACAGCAGCTAATGGTGAAGGGTATTTTGTAAATACAACATCTGGAGTAGTGACAGTTACACTACCATCATCACCAAGCGCAGGAAATATAGTAGCTATAGCAGACTACGCAGGCACAGCTGCAACAAACAAAATTACAATTAATAGAAATAGTTCACCTTTTGAAGGTGGTACAGCAAACGGACAAATTACAGTAAATAGACAAGCAGTTACTTTAGTCTATGTTGATGGTACTCAAGGTTGGATTCCAACAACTGAAAATGATTCTAGCTTTCAACAACCTTTATTTACAGTGGCAACAGGTGGAACGATTACAACATCAGGTGATTTTAAAATTCATACATTTACAGGTCCGGGTACTTTTTGTGTTTCACAAGTAGGTAACTGTGTTCCAGGTGGTGGACCAGGTAATGTAGACTATCTAGTTTTAGCAGGTGGTGGTGGAGGCGGTAGTGGTATCGGTGGAGCAGGTGGTGGTGGAGCAGGTGGGCATAGAACAACTTTCCCAAGTCCTGGATGTAATGCGGGTTCTTTTGCTATCACAGCTAGTCCTTTTCCAATTACAGTTGGAGGTGGTGGAACTTTTCCAACACCAGGTTCAAATTCAGTTTTTTCAACAATAACATCTGCGGGTGGTGGATCAGGCGGAGGTCCTTGTGGACCTGCTGGTCAAAATGGTGGATCCGGTGGTGGTGGAGCAGGAACAGGACCAGGTGGTGCAAAAGGAGATGGAAACACTCCTCCTGTTAGTCCCCCTCAAGGTAATGATGGTGGAACAGGAACTTACAGTCAACCAAACACTGGATGTACATCTACCCAAACGGGTGGTGGTGGCGGTGGAGCAAACGCTGCAGGAACAAGTGCTCCTGGTCCAGCACCTGGACCAAAAACTGCAGGTGCTGGTGGAGCTGGTGTTGCTAATTCAATTACAGGATCTCCTGTAACCCGTGGGGGCGGTGGAGGTGGTGGCGCTTCTGATGCACCTGGAGGAGCTAACCAAGGAAACCGTGCAGGTGGTGGATCTGGTGGTGGTGGAAATGGAACTGATTCAAGAAACAATGGTACATCTGGTGAAGCTAACAGAGGTGGTGGCGGTGGAGGTAACGGACATCCTAATCCAGTTGCTGCTCCTTTACGTTCAGGTGGATCAGGTATAGTAATAATAAGGTACAAGTTTCAATAGGTAAATTATGAGTGAAGTAAAAGTAAATAAGATAAGTCCAAGAACAAATTGTGGTACAGTTACAGTTGGAGACTCTGGTGATTCAGTATCAGTAGCAGCAGGTGTTCCAGTAACAGTTAATGGTGATTTAAAATCAAACGCATTAAAAGCAACTGATGGCGGAAGCATAATTTCTCAATCAGGAACTACGATAACTATTGGTGCAAGTGGTGATACGGTAAATTTGGCTAGTGGTGCATCTCAATCAGGGTTCGGGAGAACAGGTACTGTAGACTGGGATACTACGGCAAAGACAGCTTCATTTACAGCAGTATCTGGTGATGGTTATTTTGTTAATACAACTGGTGGAGCAATCACAGTTACTTTACCTGCAGGATCTGCAGGTTCAATAGTATCATTAAAAGATTATGCAAATACTTGGGACACTAACAATGTTACAGTTACTCCTAATGGATCAGACAAAATTAATGGTGTAAATGCAAGTTCGGTTTTAACTACAGAAGATCAATCAATCACTTTAGTTTATGTGGATGGAACAAAAGGATGGAGAGTTGTTCAAGACTCAACATCAGACGTAACAGGAACTGCATTTATTGCTGCAACAGGTGGAACTATAGTTACTTGTGGAGATTTTAAAATTCATATCTTTACTGGCCCTGGAACTTTTTGTGTATCACAAAATGGTACAGGATCTGCACCAAATGATTTAGATTATATGGTAGTCGCTGGTGGTGGAGGTGGAGGCTCTGCTTTATGTGGTGGAGGAAATTCAGGTGCAGCTGGTGCAGGTGCAGGTGGTTTTAGAGAATCTAAATCAGGTAATACTGGATCATATACAGCATCACCTTTAGCAACACCTACATCAATTCCAGCCTCTATAACAGGTTACCCAATCACAGTTGGAGGTGGTGGAACAGGTGCATATGGTAAACCATCTGGTTCAGAAACAAATTCAACCAATGGGTCTAATTCAGTATTTTCAACAATTACATCAGCAGGTGGTGGAAGAGGTGGTCAAGCAGGTTACGGAACAACAAGTGGTGGAAATGGTGGTTCTGGTGGTGGAGGAGCTACAATCGGTATTTCAGGTGGAACTGGTAATACACCTCCTGTTAGTCCCCCTCAAGGAAATAACGGTGGAACTGGTGGACCAAGTCCAGGACAAGCTGCTAATGGTGGTGGCGGCGGTGGAGCTGGTGAAGCAGGTGATAATGGAGCCCCACAACCAACAGGTACTCCTGGTCCAGGTTGGCCTAGAGGTGGAGACGGCACACCAACTGCATCTGTTCCATCTTCTTATGGAACAACTGGTCCTGCACCAGGTAGATATTTTGCTGGTGGTGGAAGTGGTGGAGCTGAAAGAGACGTAGGACCTGGTGGAAATGGTCAAATTCCAGGTGGAGCTGGTGGTGGCGGATATGGATCAAATAGATTAGGTGCGGGTGGTGGAACTGCAAACACTGGCGGTGGCGGTGGAGGCGGTGGAGGAGATACACCATCTGAAGGTGGCGGAGCTGGTGGCTCTGGTATAGTAATGATAAGGTATAAATTTCAATAGTTGAATGGTAATTAAAATTAATATATAAGGAGAAACATTATGGCACATTTTGCAAA